CGAACAATACTTTTATGAGGACATCCAGGTAAAAATCCATTATAACCCTGACTTATGATCCGATTTTCCTTTACTAATAAACAGCCTACTTTTAAACGTTCACACGGAGAACGTTTTGAAGTAACTTGAACGATTTCTTTAAAATACGCATCCCAATCTGGACGTATCATATCTATTATACTATCATTTTTTTTTTCTATGTTGATTACAACAATCTATCTATACCATCTTCAAATGATACTTTAATACTCCATCCTAAGTTTTTCACTTTTTCATTACTAATATAATATCTCTGGTCGTTAAAGGGTCTATCATCAATGTAGGTTATCCATTCGTCATAATTATCCGTATTTTTTATTTTCTTTATTAATATTTTGGCTACATCTAATACACTGTATTCCATGTTATCGTCACAACCAATATTATATATTTCACCAACAACACCATCATTTAATATGGTTTCAAAAGCACGAACAGTATCTTCGGTATGTAAAAATGCTCGAACCGCACTACCATCTCCTTGGATAGTTACTTTTTGATTATTTTGGAGTTGTTGAATAAAACGGGGTATTAATTTTTCTGGATATTGATTTGGACCATATACATTATTGCCTCGAGTAATAACAATTGGCATATTGTATGAATGATTATAAGATTGTGCTATTAATTCGGCAGATGCTTTGGTAGCAGCATAAGGATTAGTAGGACACAAAATAGAATGTTCGGTTTTATGAGTTTCATTAATATTATTCATAGATTCACCATATACTTCATCAGTTGATACATGAATAAATTTTTGTATTTTACCATATTTTCTACAAGATTCTAATAAAACGTGTGTTCCTAATATATTATCTTTAGTAAACTGAAGAGAATCTTCAAAGGAGTTTTGGACGTGTGATTGGGCTGCAAAGTGAATCACCATATCTATTTTATGCATTGTTAAGATATGATTTATTAAATCATCTGAACATATATTTCCTTTCACAAACGTATAATAATCACTATTTCTAATATTATTGTTTACATTTTCTTCATTAGCACAATAATACATAGCATCAATATTAATAATATTATATTTTTCTGTTCTTGATATATGATTTATAAAGTTTGAAGCTATAAACCCGCAACCACCAGTTACTAATAGATTTATACGTTCCGACATATAGATGTACATAATTCTAATATTTATACTATTTTTCACAATAAAAATTATGAAAATAATGATATAATTTCCATCTTTTTGGTATTATTCTCTTCACAATACCATTTCTTCTTTTTATAGTCCCATTTACAACCCAACGATTTTGCTTCTTCCTTTCGCTCATATGGTAATTGTAAATACGTTTTTTTATACGGACAACTTATATGACCGATAGCTTCATTTGCTAGACGGTCAGCATTATCATTACCATATGAATGAATATCAGTATTAGATGTATGTGCCATTATGTGAAGAAAACGAACATTCGGTATATCTTTATACAATTCATATGCTATTTTAACAAGTTCTTTATTTGGAATATCTACATCCCATTTCTTTTTATAACATTTCTCGCCATAGCTCGTTACACAACGAATTGCATAATTAGAATCCGATACAATGGATATACACTTTCCTGTTTCAATATCATCTTTTATTAAATCGTATGTTTCTATAATAGCATATAATTCCGCTGTATTATTGGTTTGTTTTCCTTCAACACGTTTAGATAAATTACGTGTATCATTATCAGCGAAAAAAATACCTAATCCAGCCATAGCCTTATTTGAACCATTATTAGAACAAGACCCATCTGTATATACATAATAATCTGGTATAAAATCATCGTCATGAACGTCTTTTATTACTTTGGTTATAATTTCTTCCTTATCTTCAAACTTATTTTCAATAATAAACTGCTCCGCAGCTTCCTTTGTATCAAACTTTTTATATTTTGCTTGTTTAACTCCACTTATCGTTTTTTTACAATCATCCCAAGATAAAAAAATACCTATTTCCTTACCACTAGCAACTGCATAAAATGGCATTTTTATACTCATTATTTGTTTATATTTATGTTGTTTACACAAAATTGATTTAAAAATAATTGGTATTATAACTATATATAACTAAAATGGGTAAATTCAATTGTCCTAGATGTGGTAAAACATTTAAACAGAAATCACATTTTGAAACACATAAAAAAAGAAAAAATCCTTGTGAAAATACATTGGATACAGTAAAAGAACTAGTTGAAAAGGCAGTGGAAGAACGTTTAAATAATATAACACATCTTGAAAACACATTTAAACCTAATGTAACAATTGAAGAAGAAGCCATAACTTCCGAAATAGTTCAAAATGATATAATGAATATATTAGATAACACACTCAAAATAAAGTCTTATAAAGATATAGCTAGTTATTTAAATGTGGCTGTTGGTACAGTCAAACGATGGAAAGAATTGAATTCCATCCCATCATCGTATCAATTTGATTTGATGAAATTAAATGATATTCAAATTGATTATTCAAAATTTTCATATAAGGAAAAAGACCAATTCTACACACCTACTGAAACCGCACAAAAATGTTTCGATATATTTCAGACATTTTTAAAAGAAAATGGTGAAACAGATAAAAAGTATACTTATATTGAACCGTCGGCTGGAGATGGTAGTTTTCTTAAAATATTACCAAATGATAGAACATTGGCTATAGATATAGAACCAAAGTGTAAAAACATAGAAACAGCGGATTATTTGAATTGGAGTCCTCCTTCTAATAAAAAATATATTACATTTGGAAATCCTCCATTTGGACTGAGAGGACAACTCGCTTTGAAATTCATAAACCATTCAGCAAATTTTTCAGATTATGTATGTTTTATATTACCACAATTATTTGAAAGTGATGGAAAAGGTGTTCCTCGTAAACGAGTAGAAGGTTATAATTTAGTTTATTCTGAAAAATTGGATACAAACTTCTATGAACCCAGTCAAAAGGAAATAAAAGTGAATTGTATATTTCAAATATGGTCGAAAAAACATACATCTGACAAATATTCTATCAAAAAAACTGATAATGACATGATTAAAATATATTCATTATCTGATGGAGGAACACCATCCACAACAAGGAATAAAAAAATGTTTTATAAATGTGATATATATATACCATCAACATGTTTTGGTAAAGATAATATGACTTACTATACAAAATTTGATAATTTACCACGTAAACGAGGATACGGTATCGTTTTCAATAAAAACAAGGAACAAAATATCATAAAATTCAAAAATATAAAATGGTGTGATGTTGCGTTTTTATCTACAAATTCAGCTTATAACATACGTACTTCTCAAATTACAGAACAATTCGTGTAATAAAAGCACCTATATTATCAAATGGAGTATCTTCAGTTATTTTTATTGTATGGCCGTTTATAATAGATTGTTCGTTTAGTTTTGGAGTTGTATCCAATTTAAACGCTCCTGATTTTTTTCTCCAACAAAATGAACGAGTTGGAAAATATGGATCACAACGAACACAGTTTTTATATTGTTCTTCTGTAAAATTAGGGAAAATAGTCATATACACACATACTGGATCTACATCAATAAACACCATATAATCAGCATGCCATGGGAATTCACCTAATTCATGCTGGTAACTCATATTTCCTCCACAATGTGCTGTTTTTATTTCTACTGTTTTACCATTAATTATACCATCTCCCGCTCCACCCCCTACTTTTTTAGTCTTTGTACCATCAATATCAGAATTGATCTGTTGTATTTCACATATCTTACCGAGAAACATTTCTCCAACATTGCCAATATTATTTGATTGAAGATTCGGCAAATGTTTATATATACTGTTTTTCCATATATCTAAACGTTTTTCCTTTTCTTTTTGTTCCATAATTATTTTTAATAAAACATTAGTTGGAGTATTTACATTAACATCTACAATTGGTTCGGGTTTTGTTTTCAAATCCTGTTCTGGAAAATGAGTATTCAATATTGAAATTGCTGTATTTACATCAAAATTATATTCCTTTGCCAATAAATTTACTATTCTAAGCATAATAATGTATATTGCGATTATTACTATATACATTATTTTTAATTCAATTTTACAGTAGATTCAAATGATTACCAACAGAAGAAACATATATTGAATCATAATTTACAGTAAATCCAATGTCTTCTAATAAACCTAATGTTATCGGTGTAATATAATTATGGCTGTCGATAAATCCAGTCATAATCTCATTTGGTATAACTGGATAATGTCTACCATTAATATAACGTATTTCTGTGACAAAGTTCTCGTCTTCCCCTTCTTCCAAATGTGTTCTCACTGTTCCTTTCCCAAAGTTGTCCTCAATAGGTAAGTATTCTATATTACTCACAACGAAACCATTTTCTTGGAGGACATTTTTGTACTGTTTAATACCATGTTCTCCAATATATACATTTGGAGGGTCATTGTTCTCGTTGCGAATATATTGATATCCATTATTACCAACTCCTACAGCTCCGAATATGTGTAGTATTTCATGTATAAGAACAACACTATGAACGTTGTATTCCACATCATTTAAAGTAACAATACCATTCATTTTGTTCTCGTTCAACCATATTTCTTCACTATACCAAGAAGCAAATCCAAATGTATCTTCATTCATGCTGTTATCTAAATACAATGTAATATTATATGGTGACTTATTAGACTTAACAATTATATCATTTAGAATAATGTTTGCGTTCAATACAAATAAATCCAATCGTGGATCGTGATAAGTAATGGTAAATATTTCACTCATTAGATGTATCCAATATTTTTCTCTGTGGACCTATACGAATCCGTTCATTTTTATCTTCGTGAAAGTATGGGTTATTATGTCGTCTTAAGTGCTGTGTTTCTTTATCTATGTTAAAAATTGGCCTTCCAGAAGCATAAAAGATTTCAAATTGTCTCTTCCTCCATATTTCTTGTTTAGCTTTTACTGAATCATCACGAAATTTATAATCTAACTGAAAACGGTTCATTGTTATATATTAGTATAGACGTTTTTTTGTATTCTTTATGTCAAAGTTCTCAATAATACAAAAATAATTCTCTAATTCAAAGCCAGTCGTTTATCAATGGTAACTTCTTTTAATACATTTCTCATTATTTTATCTTCAAAGGTCTTATGTTGTTCTGTACTTGCACCACCTAATGCTGATTCTGAATATTTAAAGAATTTTTCATAGTTTTCGGTACCCATAACTTCTACGTCAGGAGTTTCTTCGTACCATATAGGTCTAAGTCGTTCATTTTTTCTAGCTACTTTTTTTACAGCATTTCGTAATTTAGTTTTGTTCTCATCTTTTTCCCATTTTTCGGAATCTTTATCTTTAATATACACAGTTTCTCGTTTTAAATCCGTACAGTGTAAAGGTCTAGTATATAATTCCATATCATTAATACGTTCTATCATAACACGCGATAATCCTTCAACAAACCCTAATTCTCCGGTCTGTATAAAATCTTCAACAGATAGGTTCATAGAATTAATAAAGTCAGTTAAACTAATTGCGTCTTTACACTTCTCATTTAGAAAGACATTCATATTAAACTTGTTATTATTATTACTATTTGTTGTATTATTATTACCCATATTACCTGCTAATTCTAACATCTTTTCACTTTGGTTGCTTAATTGTTTATTTTGATCGGTAATAATCTGCTGAAATTCGCGTCGTTCTTCTAAAATAAGGTCTTTAAATTCTTGGTTTTGCTTTAGTAATTCAACTATTAATTCTGTTTGGTTTAAAGGTTCATCTGTAACATCATTTCGTTGATAATTATTAGTAACTGTATGCTTCAATGCTTCATTATCTACTATGATTGTATCCGTATAATTATCACATTTTTTTATATGACGCCATAATCCAGACCTATCATTGAATAATTTATTACACTGATCACATGAGTATTTTTGAGTTTTTTTGAGTAATCCGTTGCTAAATTGATGTTTTGCAGTATTTATATGTCGTCTATAATCATTTTTGTTATTGGTATAGAAGTGACACTCATCGCATTTATATTTATGAGTTTTTTGAGTATTTTTTGTTGCCATTTCGTTGCTTATATTAGCAACCGATTTTTCTCTAAATCATTTTACGCGTAATTTACTTAATTTTTTTATGGTAACGTTTTTTTTAATAAAAAATGATAATTACAGCATAATGGTAATAACTAGATTTTTCAACTTTTTTCTGACAAAACTTCGGCGAGGAAAATGAAATTGGACAAAAATAAATGTCCAATTTTCAAAATCTTGCCCGACTTTCCCCAATTTTTTTTAATAAAAATTTTTTGCGTAATATATGTAAAATAACCAATACATATATTATATTTCAACCATTTATGGTATCATAACTGTTTCAGGACTATCTGAAAATATAATATCTTTTACAAATTGACAATTATTATGTAGTGTAGTTTTAATATAATCTTGCATATCTATAATTGAATCAAAATGGATAATAGTACCACCATGTATTAACTTGAATAAACCGACTTGAACTAGAATATCAACTTTTGAAATAATGATACATGAGGAACCAGTCATGTTAATAGATTTAACTAATAAATCCATATTCAACCAATTTACTGTTCTAGTTCTACCTGTTGTAGTTCCAATTTCTCTTCCAGCCTTTCCAATTTCAATTAATTCAGGGTCGTTATTCAATTCATCCGGGAAATCTGGGTCATTACCAGCACGAGTATCATATATCTTTGCAGCACCGTAAATAGTGTTAATAAACTGTGGTGGGAATCCAAGACTACAAGCCGCATAAGGAAGTGTTGTAGAAGAAGTAGTATATGGATAATTACCATGAGTAATATCTAACCATACGCCTTGTGCTCCTTCACATAATACAGTTCCGTATAGTTTTTCATCCCATAAATAGGGTTTGAAGAAATCAACGTCCTTTATCAATGTTCCAAAACGAGCATATTTATCACGATAACAAGGTGCAATACCCTTAGCAGTAGAGCCTTGTTTTCTATAAAGTTTAATATCTTCTTCAATATGTGTATCAGTGATAACATGCGCTTTTGGAGAAATCTTAATACAATCAGTATTAAAACCGGCTTCTTTCAAATAGGTAATTTCCTCCATAAACCCTTTTTGGCTAACTACACAATCGGGACCAATAATAGAAGGTATATTATAAAAAATACCACCAGGAATTAAGTGGGTTTTGTATCTTTTGCCATCAATATAAATCGTATGACCGGCGTTATTACCACCTCCCCATCTACATATCATATCGTATTTACCACTTCTTGCTAATTCCGATACGATTTTACCTTTGGCTTCATCGCCCCAAGCTAATCCACAGCATACATCTACACGTTTAAGGTCCTTAATGGAACTCATAATATAATATATTAGATATTAGTTTTAATTTCTTTCAAAAGAAACTTAAAAATATGATTAGTATAAATATTAATGACTAAAATCGAATTTGGTACAAAGTTAGATTTCAATAACGTATTAATACGTCCAAAGAGGTCTACTCTAAAGAGCCGTTCAGATGTCAATCTTGAACGAACATTTAAATTTAAAAATAGTA